TGATGTGAATTTGCAGGGTCAAGCCATTATAAAAACCAATCAATACTATAACAAAAACTTCTTTGCGTTGAGCAAACATCCTAAACTATTGTGGTACTTGGTATGTATGACTGGTAATGGCGAGAAAGATTACTTTCACGAATATATTAAATTTAAACCCAAAGGCGGCGATAGTAAAACTCACAAGGTACTAGAAACAATGTATCCTAATATGAAGCAAGACGAACTTGAGTTGTTGGCACTAATGACTACTAAATCCGATATAAAAGAGTATGCCAAAAATCTTGGCATGGACGATAATGCAATTAAGAAACTTGTATGAACTTAGACGTGTTCCAGAAGAAAAAAGGAATTTCAATTAAATTGACTTCCGTACAAAAACCATTTAGTTGTCGGCATTGCGGTGCAGGGTTCGTAAAAGAAAGTACCCTGGCTGTTCATATGTGTGAACAAAAACGTAGGTTTTTAGCAAAAGATGAAAAACATGTGCTGTTGGGCTACCAAACGTATGTGAGATTTTTTCAATTAACACAAAAATCAAAAAACATCAAGACCTATGACGAGTTTGCAAAGAGCCCTTATTATAATGCATTTGTTAAATTTGGAAGTTTCCTAAGTAATGTAAATCCTTTATATCCAGATAGGTATATTGACTTTGTAGTTACTAGTGGTGTCAAGTTGGATCACTGGTGTAGGGAAGACCTTTACTATAAATATGTCTTGGATTTAATTAAAAAAGAACCTGCAGAAGTTGCCATACAACGTAGTCTTCAAACCATGATGAACTGGGCAGATGCAAACACTAGTCAGTGGGGTCACTATTTTAAATACGTAAGTCTAAATCGTGCAGTATACGATATCAAAGATGGTAAAATTAGTCCCTGGCTGGTTCTTAATTGTAACACTGGTAGAGACATGCTAGGACGCTTAAATGACGAACAATTAAATATTATATTTGACGTCATGGATCCCGATTATTGGAAAAACAGATTTAAAAAATATTTGCCAGATTTGAATCTTGTCAACGAAGTTGTTAAAGAAGGTAACTTGTAATGCCAGATATCGACATCGACTTTGCAAACAGAGAACAGGCGTTGGAATTATTTGAATATACCACGGCTGTAAGAAACGACGGCACTGAGTTCAAAAAGCACAACACAGGAGTTTATTTTACAAGTATTCCTAGAGATGCCAGGTCTAACACTAGCACAATAGATTATAAAGAAGCAGAACAACGAGGTTATTTCAAAGTTGATTTTTTAAATGTAGGAATTTATGAAGGTGTAAAAAACGAAGAACACCTAGTTAAATTGATGATTACGGAGCCTATATGGGAACTTTTACTAGACGACAGTTTCACGGATTTACTATTCCACGTAAATGGGCATGGGAACTTATTGAGACAGATGAAGCCTACTTCTATAGAAGAATTGGCAATGTGTCTCGCTTTAATCCGCCCAGCGAAGAGATATCTTGTTGGCAAGACATGGACGGAGATTGGACAGGAGATCTGGACGAAACCGACCAATGATGAGTACTACTTTAAGAAGGCTCATGCAGTGGCCTACGCTCAGGCTATTGTAGTACAAATGAACTTAATATGCGACGGTCTTGCTGAGGATGTTAGTTAACGTCTGCCCGGTTTAACTAACTGTATCATCTTACGTTTTACTCGTTTAATAGCAATATTGTTTAAGTTGACTGTTGGACCGAATACTATATCAACGTCCTTGGTACTCATGGTTTTTATAGCATAACGATAAGGCTCCATTTCAGCCCTCATATAGATAGTTATAGGGATTGTGCGATTACTTTCCCACCACCATGCTTCTCCAAGTAGCAAAAAGTCTCTGCGCTCGTCTTCAGTCCGTAAGAGTTCGTAGTCAAATATGCTGGTAACATATTGATCTTGATTTATCACTACACCCACGTATTCTAGCCCGCCGTAGTGGACCACCGAAATAAACGGGAAATTTGCTCTAATATCTTCTGTTAGTTTTACCATAAATACACTTATAGACTTTTATCCAATGCAAAAAATTTCTTTTTATTTATTACCAAATCGCATTAAGGTTACAACAGATGTGGCAGGATTCAACACGGAGTTAAGACAAGTGTACCAACGAAAAATTAAATTATACAAGGGTATAGACAACACCATAGAATTTGAAGTCCGTAATAGTGACAACAAAAAAGACAATGTTGTTGGTTACGAAGTAGTGGCTAAGTTTTTTGATAACGATCGAAAAAACGTGTTCACTATAACAGGAACTGCTTTGGCAGGCAAACCTGGACTCATGGCCATTACTGTACCAACAGATACCATTGCCATGTTAGATCCGCAATTACTGTCCATGGCTGTGTTTTTAAGAAACGGCAACGAAGAACGAATGTTATACAGCGATGCGGATTTTAATCTAGCACTGACTGTGGAACTGGCCAACGGCTATAATGAAGTGGCTGAATTTATTGAAGAACTAACAGTATTCAGTTGGCAGTTTGATAGAAAGCGATTTGTCAGTGAAATTGGAAACTTTGGTACAAAGATCAACGACGACTATAGTACAGCACCCCAACGTGCTATGAGTGTTTCCTACCAAGGTGACTATGAGGACATTATCGAAGTTTATGCTACAAGTGATAAGAGTACAGATCCAATGGGTCGTTGGGTACGTTTAGAAGATTGGGACACTCGCATCGATGAAACTAAAACATATGAAGGCGATTATCGATTTGTAAGATTCATGCACGGTGGCCCAGGACCAGGCTATGGTGCGTTTTTCAATATCACAGTAGTGGATGGTGTATACGAATTGGTTTCTGTAATCAATCGAGGCCAAAATTATCGCCCAGGAGATACAGTCACTATCAAAGGCAGTCGTTTAGGTGGCGACGATGGCATTAATGATTTGAATATCATAATTGGTTCAATAAACGAATATCCATTGGGTTCTATCAATTCCATGTCATTAACTTGGAACGGAAACGCCACCGGTGACGGATATTATAGAAATGTACAAGCAAGTATAACTAATTCAGCCAGTTCAATTGACAAAATCACAATAAGAAACTAAAATGTTTACATGGATATTGTAGACGTAATCTATTCGTACCTACCTGCTAAACGTAAACAAACACCCAGTAGTTGGACTAAATTCAACGCGGTTTGCTGTCCGCATAATGGCAGCACATCCGACACCAGAGCCCGTGGTGGCATCATTAGAAATTCAGACGGTTGCAGTTATCATTGTTTCAACTGCGGGTTCAAAGCCAGTTATATAAATGGTCGCCATGTAACTCGCAAAATGCGACAACTATTGGCCTGGTTGGGTGCTCCGGATGATGTAGTCAACAAAGTAGCATTAGAGGCACTTCGAATACAACAGGACACTACGTTCCTTGAACAGATCAGTTTGCCCGCGTTTGAAGACAAAGAATTACCCAAAGACAGCGTGTTACTCAGTGCTGATTCGGTCAGCGAGCACACAATACCCGCCATTGAATACGTCTACAGTCGCGGTCTTACCTTGGATGATTTTGACTTCTATGTCAGCAAAGCCATGCCTGATAGATTGATTATTCCTTTTATATTTGAAAATAGGATAGTTGGTTATACTGCTAGAAAACTCAGCGAAGGCAAGCCAAAATATATCAGCGAGCAGACACCCGGGTATGTGTTCAATCTGGATGCTCAAACACATATCAAATGGAATGACGAACGATATGTGTTGATTGTAGAAGGTCCCATGGATGCATTAAGCACAGGCGGTGTCGCTATACTGGGTGCAGAAATCATGGACAAGCAGGCCATGTTGATTAACAAATTGGGAATGATACCTGTGTTGGTGCCTGATAGAGACACAGACGGATTGCGAAGTATCGAACAAGCACTGAACAATAAATGGAAAGTAAGTTTACCAAACTGGCATTCGGATATTAAAGACGCCAACGATGCTGTGCGTAAATATGGTAGACTATGGACATTAAAAAGTATCATAGACGGAATCGAAACTAACGAATTAAAAGTAAAATTAAGGATGAAACAATGGGTTTCTTTAAAATAATAGTAAGATGGTTCGCTGAAAAGCGCAAACAACGTAGACTTAAAAAACGTCTAGAAGAATTACGTAAACGGGATCCTTTCATATACAAATGATTACATGGGGAATAAGTGCCAATAGTCATGACGCGGCTATTGCAGTTTTTAAAGATCGTCAACTAGTGTATGCCAGTCACAGTGAAAGATACAGCCGTGTCAAAAATGACGGTGACTTGGATCCGGTCATGGTCAATGAACTTAAGAAAAAATGGGGAGAACCAGATCGTGTGGTTTGGTATGAAAAGCCCTATGCTAAAACATTTCGACAGTTTTTTGCTGGACAGGGATGGCGATGGGGCGAAAACAATATTAAGAAATATCTCAAAAAATTTAATATTACCGCACCCATTACTTATAAATGGCATCACGAAAGTCATGCTGCCGCAGGATTTTACACCAGCGGATTTGAATCAGCAACTGTGGTGGTCATTGATGCCATAGGTGAATTTGAATCCATCAGTATATGGCAAGGCGAGGGTCGGCAATTGAAAAAACTGTGGAGTCAAAACTTTCCTGACAGCGTGGGACTATGGTACAGTGCCATGACTGATAGGATTGGATTGAAGCCCAACGAAGAAGAATACATTCTCATGGGCATGGCGGCTTTAGGAGATCCTCAGCGGCACAGCGGTAACATCATTGCTGACTTTATAAGTTTTTATCATCCCAGTGAATCAGGAATTCGATTTAAACAAAATTTACACAAAGGCTGTAAAAATTGGCGACCCGAGTTAAACACTGAGCAGGATCGTTATGACATTGCCGCTGGCACACAACATGTCTACGAATTGATACTGCATAAGATTTTACAGGATGCTGTCAGATTAGGTGGTGGCAATGAGAATCTTGTACTCATGGGCGGCTGTGCTCTTAACTGTGTGGCCAATAGTGAAGCATTTACATATTTTAAAAATGTTTGGATCATGCCCAATCCTGGCGATGCTGGCAGTGCAGTTGGAGCAGTGCTGGCAGATTGGCGGGAACATATTGCTTGGCCAGGTGCATATCTTGGTCATGACATGGGATACCATCATTCTAACATAGAAATTGTTGATCACTTGTTGACCCATAAGTTTTGCGGATTAGCCAGAGGTCGGGCTGAGTATGGTCCAAGAAGTCTAGGCAATCGCAGTTTGATTGCTGATCCCCGAGGCCCTGATGTCAAAGCCCTGCTTAACACAATTAAAAAGAGAGAAAAGTTTAGACCCTTTGCTCCCAGTGTGTTGGCAGAATACGCTGACGAAATATTCGAAATGCCCACCAAGTTGACACCATACATGCAGTATGCAGTTCGATGTCGACAGCCCGATTTGTATCCTGCTATTGTGCATTTTGACAACACCAGCAGAGTTCAAACAGTCACACAGGAAGACAATCCAGAATTTCATGCACTGTTGACCATGTGGCACAAAAAAACTGGATGTCCCATGTTGGTCAACACCAGTTT